TGATCCGATAATAGGCGAATGATTAATGCGTAAACGTGCAAGCGAACTAGAAGAAGATGATGTCTTCTCATGTGCTATGCCCATAGCTTTAGCCATAGCTGCATAGTTATTCGTATCTACTGTAGTCAATTGTGTCATTTACTTTCCTTTCTCAAAGTTTAGAACCGTAGTTATATCAAATTACATCTTTAGTGTCAAGCCAATTCGGACCAATTTTTGACTCTAATAACAGAGGCACATTAAAAGTTATCCCCCACCTAAGAGTAATCAAATTGGGTAAGTCTTTGTTAGTCTGGTCAATTATATCAATAACTCGTTCCTCTTCAGTTGGATGTACATCAATAACAATTGAATCGTGTACTGTGTTTACCACACATGACTGCATGTTGTCAAGCAGTTTATCAATGTGTAGTAAAGCAATCGGTACAATGTCTGCTGTAGCGAATGACTGCACAGGATAGTTCTTGATCTGTGTGAAGTATGATACACGACCACTAGGCTTACGAACTACATCAGGAAAAGAAAACTCA